ATGGGCGTGGCACTGTTTTACGCTTTCGATCGGCTGCTCGATGTCACGCTGCCAGTGGGCAGCTGGCTTAGCTAACAGGAGTCAATAATGGATACCTGGTCTTTTCTGATGCAGGGATTCGCCGTCGCTATGACGCCGGAGAACCTGATGATTGCTCTGGTTGGCTGCTTTATCGGCACCATCGTTGGTCTGCTGCCAGGGCTGGGGCCCATCAACGGCGTGGCGATCCTGATGCCGCTGGCCTTTGCGTTGCATCTGCCTGCGGAGTCTGCGCTGATCCTGCTGGCTACAGTCTATATTGGCTGTGAATATGGCGGACGCATCTCTTCAATTCTGCTGAATGTGCCGGGCGATGCCGGTGCGATTATGACGGCGCTGGATGGCTATCCGATGGCGCAGCAGGGTAAAGCAGGCGTGGCGCTCTCCATCTCTGCCGTGAGCTCGTTTATCGGCTCAACTATCGCCATTCTCGGCATTATTCTGTTTGCGCCGATTCTGGCGAACTGGTCACTGGCCTTTGGCCCGGCAGAATATTTTGCGCTGATGGTGTTTGCCATTGCCTGCCTGGGCAGCATGATGAGTCAAAATCCGCTGAAATCATTTCTGGCGGCGCTGATTGGTCTGGGTATGGCTACAGTGGGTGTGGATGCCAACACCGGCGTCTACCGCTTTACGTTTGACAGCATTCATCTCTCTGATGGCATTCAGTTTGTGGTCGTCGTGATTGGCCTGTTCTCGGTAAGCGAAATCCTGCTAATGCTGGAATCAACCAGTGGCGGTCAGAAAGTGGTGCGTGCCAGCGGACGTATGCTGTTTAATATGAAAGAAGCAGCACAGGTCAGCGGTGCCACACTGCGCTCCTCATTGATTGGTTTCTTTGTTGGCGTACTGCCTGGCGCAGGTGCCACCATTGCCAGCGCCATCGCCTATATGAGTGAGAAGAAGATCAGTGGCAGCGATCAGTTTGGCAAAGGCGATATTCGTGGCGTTGCTGCGCCGGAAGCGGCCAACAACGCTTCAGCCTGCGGTTCATTTATTCCCATGCTGACGCTGGGCATTCCGGGTTCCGGTACCACTGCGGTGATGGTAGGGGCGCTGACGCTTTACAATATTACGCCAGGTCCGGCGATGTTCACCGAGCAGCCCGATATCGTCTGGGGTCTGATTGCTGCCCTGCTGATCGGTAACGTGATGCTGCTGATCATGAATATTCCGATGATCAACATCTTTGCCCGTATGCTGACCATTCCGCTCTGGTTTCTGGTGCCCGCTATTGCCGCTATCTCAGCCGTTGGCGTCTATGCAGTACACAGCACCACGTTTGACCTGATGCTGATGGTTGGACTGGGTATATTCGGTTATATCCTGCGCAAAATGGATTTCCCGATGTCACCGCTAATTCTCGGCTTTGTACTGGGTGAAATGCTGGAGCAGAACCTGCGACGTGCCCTCTCAATCAGCAACGGCAATCTGCCTATTCTGTGGGAGAGCCTGATCTGTAAAGTACTGCTGGTTCTGGCTGTTGCTGTGCTGCTGGTACCACCCGTATGGAAACGCTGGCGTCGCAAACGCCTGCAGCTGGCACAGGCGAAATAAATCCTGCTGTAATTGCCTTTCTGACCTCAGCCCCCGTGGATTTCCCGGGGGCTTTTGCTATCATATGCCCTCTTTTTCCGGCGCACCCGGATCTGACTCGTTTTTCAAGGATTCCGCCATGCAACCTCTCAGCGGTCCCGGTGTGCCCGCGGGCGATCGTACAGCGCTTACCGGCCCGGAACGTCCCGGCGGCCCGGCTGGTGACCAGCCACTCTCGCCAGCGCAACGCACCACGCTGGAACGACTTATTGTGCGTATTATGTCGCTCAGCACGCTAAAAGCGCCTGAACTCTGGGCTGGTGTCCGCCATGAAGTGGGCGTAAAAAGCGATGCCGGTTTTCAGTCGCGCCATTTTCCTGCTGCCGAACAGTATCTGAATCGTCGTCTGGCACAGGTACAGGATAGTCATGCCACACGCCAGCTACTGCAGCAGCTGCAGGATAAACTGCCGCAGGGCAACAACCGTCAGGCCGTCAGCGATTTTATTCGCCAGCAGTTTAATCAAACCGTGCTGAGTGCGCTGACCCGCGATCAGCTGCGTCAGGTGCTGACCATGCTGCAAACCGGCCAGATGGCGATCCCACAGCCGCAGCAGAGCCGTGGCACCGATCGATCGCTGCTGCCGGCAGAGCAGCAGGCGCTGAATCAGCAGGTGACGCGTCTGGCAGCCACAACAGGCGAATCGCCGGTAAAACTGCTGACCGACGCGCTGAAACTGGTAAATCTGAAAAGCAGCGATCCGATACACTCGCGCCACTTCCCGCTGCTGACACAATATCTGCAGGTGCGTCAGGCACTCAGCCAGCACAGTGCGCCTACGCTGCAGCTGCTGGAGAGCTCATTAAAACAGCCTCTGAGTCAGGATGAACAGCGCATGTTACTGGACTATAGCCAGCAGCGTTTTCAGGCAACGCCACAGAGTGTACTGACTGCAGCACAGTGTCAGGATCTGCTCAATCAGCTGTTCAGCCGCCGGGCAGAGCGCAGTGACGAAACGCCAGCAGCTGGCAGCGCCAGCCAGCCGCAGCCAATCTGGGTGCCTTTTGTCTCTGTTCTGCCGCGCCCGCTGGCGCAGCGCCCGGCGCTTACGCTGATAGCCGCTATCGCTGCCGCGCTGTTTATCCTCTGGCTGCTGATCTGAGTCAGCAGCCGCACCGGGCCGCACTTGTCTGCTGCGGCCACGCCCCTGCTGCTGTTCCCCACGCCATTGGATGACCATCCCGCTTCCAGAAATCGAGCCCCCGATCAGCTCTTTCACCTGAAATCCCAGCCCAGCCAGTTTCAGCGCCGCTTTAGTTGAGCCGTTACAGCCAATGCCCGCTGCGGGCGGCCTGCAACTTACAGTTTCACTGCTTCAGGGTGATGAGGCGGTGCTGACACAGCAGGCTGCAGCCCTGGGGCTACTGTTACCGCGCCTTTCGCCGCTTTACCGCGAACATTCGCCCCGCCCTGGCTGGCTGCTGGGCTTTGCCGCACTCGCGCCAGCGGAGATCGCGAGCGCCTGCGATAAACTGGTTAACCTGCTGGCACAGCAAGCTTCCGGTTAAACAGCATTTAACAGGAGGGAGACATTTACCGGAGAGGTTTTTTGCTCCGCGTGTGCAGAAGCAGGCAGGCTGCCAGAGCGACGCCCTGACAGCCTGACAGGTTCCGCCAGAAAGCGGAACCCGGGAGGGATTAGCCCTGATATTTACGCATGGTCAGCGTGGCATTGGTGCCGCCAAAACCAAAGCTGTTGGACATCACTGTGGTCAGCGCTTTTTCAGTGGGTTTGGTCACAATGTTCATGCCCTTCGCCGCTTCATCCAGCTCATCAATGTTTATGCTTGGTGCGATAAAGCTATGTTCCAGCATCAGCAGCGTGTAGATAGCTTCCTGCACGCCAGCTGCACCCAGTGAGTGGCCGGTCATGGCTTTGGTTGCGGAGATATATGGCGTGTTATCGCCAAATACTTCGCGAATAGCACCCAGCTCTTTGACATCACCTACAGGGGTGGAGGTGCCGTGCGTGTTAAGATAGTCAATCGGTGCGTCCAGACCCTGCATTGCCATCTTCATGCAGCGTACTGCACCTTCGCCAGAGGGCGCTACCATATCCGCACCATCAGAGGTTGCGCCGTAGCCAACAATCTCTGCATAGATGTGCGCACCACGCGCCAGCGCATGCTCCAGCTCTTCAACCACAACCATACCGCCACCGCCAGCAATAACAAAGCCATCGCGATTGGCATCATAGGTGCGGGACGCTTTCGCAGGCTCATCGTTATATTTGGTGGAGAGTGCGCCCATGGCATCAAACTCGCAGGACATCTCCCAGGTCAGCTCTTCGCCGCCGCCAGCAAATACCACATCCTGCTTGCCGAGCTGGATCTGCTCAACCGCGTTACCGATGCAGTGAGCGGACGTGGCGCAGGCAGAGCTGATGGAGTAGTTCACGCCGTGAATTTTGAACGGGGTGGCAAGGCAGGCAGAAACACCGGATGCCATTGCTTTGGTCACCACATACGGGCCTACACCCTTCAGACCACGCGGGCCGCGCATAGCGTCAGCACCAAATACCTGGAAGCGTGGAGAACCGCCACCGGAACCCGCAATCAGGCCAACACGCGGGTTGTTCTGATACTGTTCGTCGCTCAGGCCGGAATCTTTAACCGCTTCCGCCATGGAGAGATAAGCGTAAATCGAGGCGTCACTCATGAAACGCACAATTTTGCGATCGATGAGCCCGTTGGTATCCAGTTTGACGTTGCCCCATACATGGCTGCGCATTCCGGCTTCTTTCATCTCTTCAGAG